GTTGATACGCCATGTGTACTTCTGATTCAAACTGAGTAATAAAAGCATTAGTAATAGTACTAGCCATTTTTATTCTCCATAAGTTAAGGTTTCGATTGTCTTTTGAGTTCGTTGAAAGTTATCCAAATGGGCAATCGTCTTAACTCTAAAGGTCTTGAGGCAAGTAATGACTAATCATCTTCCTTTTCGCAACGCACATTTATTATTTCTTCTATGCACCCACGAGGAATAATTGTTGTACGTCCTACTTCTGTATCACTTATATCTGCTGGTTGATCGGCTGATATTTTTATATCTATATCAGTTTCTTGTACTACCCATCCAACACTATGAATAACAGAAGAATTAGTTTTAATAACATCTGCCATTTCGTGCCAAGTACCTGAATCAACTTCTCTTGTATCTCGCCATATAATTAAAACTAAATTATATTTTCTCATACATTCTCAAATAATTTAGATACGCGTGAAATATAAGTTGGGTCTTTTTCTCCATCTTTCCAATAACGAGGGTCTTTCATCATCATTCGTAAATCAGCTAAAGAAGGTTTACTATCTACGGCTGTTGGAGTTTGAGGCATTACTGCACTTTTATTTAACGCCATTATTTCTTCTAACGCTTTTACTCCTTCTGCTGTTGACGATAATTTAGCTACTGTTGAATACGCATTTTCTGATAAATGTTTTTTTGCCCATAAATCTGCTGATTCTATTCTATCTTTAGCATTATCACCTAATAATTGTGTTTCTTGATCTATATTAGGAAGTCCATTAATCTCATTTTGCACAAATTGATTAATTCCTTCATTAAATTGCTCTTGCGATAATCCCATAGATTTAGCTGTTTCACCCCACCATTTAAGTAATGGCTGATCTTCATTAACTTCCATATTAATATCTTCAGGAATTTCAGGCATTTTAATTTCATATTTTTCAGGAACTTTAGCACTGCGTTCTTGTTCAATATCTGTGCGTATCTGTTTTGTTAATTCATCTGTACGCTGACCTAATTTTTTTTCTAAAGAATTATATGATGTACTTAGCGATTCAACATTTACCTCTCCCCTGTCATTATCCCAAAATTTATCGGATATGTATTCAGGTTTGGCTGACGTTTCTGTTGTCGTTTCCTGTACTTTATCTTCTTCACTCATTATTTCTTCTCCTGTAAATTAGCATTAATTCTTGATTGAATTATAGCGACTAAAAATCTTCTTCCTTCTAAATGAAATAATTCATTAGTAGACATATTTGGCCCAGCTACAGCTTCAGTAGTAATAGACTTTAAATATGTTAATACTGTTTTCCCATCATCCCCTTTAAAAACAGAACCAAATAATTGGTTTAATTTTTTTTCTGTTTCTGGTGATCGTGTATAACCATCAATCGAATTAACTGGTTTAGACTGGGCCTTGTTGTCCTTGAGGGCTTCCCATGACGTCATTTGCTTCTCCTTCTAGTTGTCCTTGTTGTGCCATTTGTTGCATTTGTTGGGCTAGTTGTGCTTGTTCCTGTTCATCACGTAATAGTTTCTCAGGTATATTCATAAGTTTACCAATATGTCTTGCCACAGCGTCTTGATTAACAATTAAGTTAAGCATTTGTGGCCCAAACGTAGTACCAATAATCTCGTGAAATCTATTTATGTCACTTATATCTTGTTGATATTGTGATCGTGCTAATGGTGAAATTGCTTGTACTTTAACTTCTCTCCCATTAATAATAGGTAAATCTATTCTACCTTGTTCTTTTAATACTCGAATAACTCGTCTTAATAACGGAATAACAAATTCAGCTTGAAGTCTACCAAATGATGAACCTATTTGTCTTGATAAATCAGCCATACGTTCTGCTACTTCTGTTGCCGTCATTGGTGTACCTTCTGGTCTACCAAGCGTTTCCATATACAAAGCTTTTTTAATATTAGCTCTCATATCTTCGAGTACCAACTGAGCAACATCAAATCGTCCAGCAGAATTAATAGGTTGTAACCCTTTTGAATTAGGAGCGATTGGAATTAGAGAACCTGGGACTAGCTGTATGTTATCAGGATTAACAATACCATCATCTTCTACTTGGTATATTCCTGATATAGACATTTGAGCATTTTCTAAAATTAATTGAATTGTTAAATTTGTTGTTTTAATTGCTGACATGGCATTAAAAATTGGGCCACGTCCATACACTTCGCCTGACGCTTTATTCCAACGGAAACAAACGTAAGGATTAGAACCAACACCCTCAAACATTTCTTCTAAAATAATTATTTTTTTATCTAAAAGAATTACACAATGTTTAAATTTTTCTACGTTAGGTTCATCATATACTTGATAGACACCATCTATAATGGTGCATTTTTTATTTTCATCCATTGATTCCATTACTTCATTTGGAATTTCTGCTTTAGGATACATAACTTTTATTTCATTAAGTTTGCATTGACGTTTTCTAAAAACAGAATCAATTTTATTTGTTGGGCCGTTAGATAAACAAACATGAGGAAGTGGTATAGCAGAAAATTTAATTGGATTAACAGCGTCACCTTCTTCAATTAACATAACACCAGTACCAACTGCTAAATCCATAAAACATTCATGAACTTCTGAATTAAAATTAGAGCTGCTTAATAACTCAAATACATATTGTGTTATGTCATCTAATGCTTGGTTTACTTCTTCTTGATTATCTTCAGGTATTTCTGACCCAGCTTCAAAGTTTGCCCATCTTGCAAACGTAGGAACAATACCAGCTTGTAATCTACTAGCAAATTCTTGTATTCCTACTACTGCTGTTTCATCAAATATTTTATCTGTACGTTTTTGACCAGCTTCTTCATCATAAAAAGATTCTCGTTGAGGCAAACAATATTCATACGCTTCTTCAAATTTATCTTTCCATTGAGCTTTTAAATTATCTGCTTCTTTGTATCTTTTTAAAATAGCTTCTACTTTTTTATCTTCAGAAGTATTTGGTGATATATCTGTATTTGTGTAAACCATTATACGTAAAATGCCCTTTTCTTAGTTGATTCTTCTGTGCCAGTACCAGCAAAAAATTTAGTTGTTGATTTAGTTGTTTTAGATTTCTTTTTATTATTATTTGCTACGTCTGTTGTATCACCCATAGCTAAATTTGCTGTTTCTGTAGTATTTGTAGTAGGTGATGAATAATTAACACTACCCATAGCTTTATTTGCTTGAAAACTTTTTCGGTAATCTCCGTATGTAGAATTAAAAGCATTTGCCGCTCCAGCTCTCATTACTTGACCAACCCCTATAGGAGCAAAAACAGATAATCCAGCAAGTAAACCAGTTTGAATTTTTCTTTGTTGTTCAAACATTTTTTCTGAAATAGGAATTTGGCTCATTACTCCAGCACCACCTGAACCCATAGCTGAACCTTCTTGAGGGCCACCAGCATTATAAGAACCATATTTCATTTTCCATCCTTTTGACGTAAGCATATAATTGTAAGAACCATCAGGATTTTGTGAACCTTTTTTAGCTTCTTTAATACTTTCTAAATATTCGTTAGTTGCTTTGGATACTTGTCCACCATACATTTGATTTTTCTTTCCATCTTTAAAAGTATATGAATCCACGATACCTTCTGTTGGATGTTTAGTTTGTTGAAATTTAACTTTCTTTTTAACTGCTTTAGTTGCTTTTTTTGTTGCATTATTTGATCTGTCACCAGCACCAGCATTAGAGTTAGAATTAGAACTTCCACCTCCACCAGAACTTGTTGAATTTTTATTGCCCATTAAGATAACATATTACCTTGGTCGTCATAGAAACCCTGACCACCAGCTTTAGAAAACATAGAACGAGAACCTATCATTCCTTTAGCCATTCTTCTTTTACGTTCAGCTCGTGCTTCTTCTTTTACAACACGATCTTTTTCTTCTTGTTCTAACTGACGTTTAATTGCTTTGTCAGTTTCCGTTTCTTGATATTTAGGTCTTTTTAAAATACCCACTTAGTATCCTTTTGGTTTAGGCTTCGGTTTTGGTTTAGGTTTTTTCGCCATATTAATTCTAGCGTCCACAAAAATAGTAAAATTCATCTTTCGCAACGCACAAAATAGCTGATACGGAGTAAATAACCAAAATCGCCTTAGTCCTAACAGTCTTTGCATATAACTAACGCAACTATGTTCTTTGACCCACCATTCTCCTCTAAAGTTAGGTGTTTCTTTTTCATCTCCTTTAAGAACGATACCATGTAATCTTTTGACGTAGCTTAATACTTTTTCTGATTTTTTTTTTGATAATACTTCCACATTAAGCCTTCCATATAAACCTTCTACTAATACCCAACATTTATGTTTAGTATTAAACGTCATAGCTCCTACATGGGTAAATCCTTTTTTACGCCATCTGGTGTACCAAGGAGGATTAAGAGGTGTGTAAAAAAAAACTAGCCATTTAGTCCGAATACGTTCCAAGATTTCCTTTTTGGTTTGTCTATTTTGTCAAAAACATTCCATGTTGTCTTTGCTTTAGTAGGATTAATAGTTTTCTTTCCATGAATTAAGGTACGTCCTTCACCAGCTCCCATTAATAAATACTGTAAAGCGTCATGAACGTGGGAATATCTATTCTTATTAGGCTTTTCATCAAAACGTTCACCTGACGTTTGCATACGTCTATAATGATAGCCCCCATTAAATCCTTTTTTAAGGTTTAAGCACCTATCATCTAATAAAAAACAGGGCTTTCCATCTGCCATTTTATTTAACATTGATTCAACGGATTCAATTCTTAAAGCCACATCATTAGAAGGTGCTGGAAAAGCTTTAATTCCAGCTTGTCGAAGCATTTGAAAAGGAGTTCTCTCATCAGTTTGTGCTCTAAAATCTCCTGCTGGGTCGCCATATATTTCTAATTCGTAGTTTCTGAAATATTTTGTAATATCTTGTTTCATGGCTTCAGCAAATCTGACAGCCCCCATA